GGTCAGGGAGGATTACGGTTCTCCCTGACTTTACTTTAGGAGAGAAATATGGCAAACAATTATAATTCGCTTTTTCAGGCAGGTGCTGGAGTTATATCCACAGCAGAAAAAACTCGAATCATTGCAGTACATGCTCATAGTACAGTTGCAGGTTCTTTTGATATCAAAGGAGCTACGTCAGGAGTTTTGAAGTTTTTTGTAGCTGCTAATGAAAGCGCAGATATTTATATTGGAGACATGGGAGTTCCCATGGTGGGAAGTGTAAGTGTATCAGTTCCTGCTGATGGCGCTGCATTGACATTGATTGTAGGCTAAGACTATGCCTAATTTTTCATTTTTAAAAAATGATTTAGTAAATACAACAGAGAATGATTCCACTGAGTTTGAGAATCAAATATCTTTCTTTGTGGAAAAGACAGAGAATAGATTAACAAATGATCTAGACGATTTTGGTCTAGATTTTTTTACGACTGTTTCTTGTTGTATTGGCAATCCTATTGTATCTCTTCCTGTTGATACAAAGATTGTTAGAAATGTAAATGTAATATCCAGTGCATCTTCAAACAGAACAAGTTTATTACAAAGAACTTATGAGTATGCCATAGACTACTGGCCTCATGCCAGTTCTTCTGTGGGTGATCCTCGTTATTACTCACGTAAAACAAATACAGCAATTTATATTGTACCTACTCCTGCATCAGCAGTTGACATAGAAGTACAATATGTTCGTAGACCACTAGGACTAGCCTCTGCCACAGGAACAAGTGTAACAACTTCTAACTACTTCAGCGAAGATTGTTATAATGCATTGTTCTATGGGTGTATGATCGAGGCTACCATGTATATGAAAAGTTGGGGTGATCTTCCAGTATGGGAAGCTCAATATCAAAACGCTATTAATCAGCTTAGAAATCAGGCTCGTCGTACCAGACAAGATGACATGTCACAAGCCTCAAGTCCTGCTGGTAGTCCTGATACTGTTATCATGGGTTCAACATAATGACTATCAGTAGAGGTAAGATTTCTAATCAAATTTCAAAACCTAAGAATAAAAAGAAAAAAAAGAAAACAGTTTACAAAAGGAGAAAATCATGAAAGACTTTGTATCAGGGGCAGCAGCACGTAAGCTCCCTAATCTTGATCCAGATTTAAATGAGATTGTAGGGCGTCCCACAGGACAGGGTTTTGGTGCAGCAAGAAAAGGACCAAATGTGGTTGCTTCTTCTGACAAAGACCTCATGAAAGAGGAGGGCTAGTCATGGCATCAGGTAAATTAGCTAGTGCAGCTATTAAAGGTATAAGTAATATCATTCGTGATATTAAACCTAAACCAGCTACTACTAGTGGTAAAAAAGCACGGCGTAGATTAACTGAAGAAGATAAACCTGCAACTAAAATAGCAAAACGCAGAAATATAAAGCGTGATCCTAAAACAGGAAGGTTAAGCACAGAAGGAAATAAAGAACAACAGATTGTTGTACAAACTCCAAAATCAAAACAACTTAAAACAGTAGCTACTGAAAGAGGAACAGGTAAATTAGGTAAAACTGCTGCTGCTGCTGAAAAGCGTGTAACGGCTAGAGATCGTCGTAGAGCAGCTACACAAGCAGGTGCAGGTGCTACTGTTGCTGGTCTTGCAAGTATTCCAATTTTAACGAAAGATAAAAAATCTGCAACTGCTTCTGAATCAAAATCAAAAAGTTCTTCTAAATCTTATAAAGTTAAGAAGGGTGATACTCTTTCTGAGATAGCCAGAGATAATGGAACCACTGTAAAAAAACTTAAAGCAGCTAATCCACAGATTAAAGACCTTAATAAAATTAAACCAGGACAATCTATTAAAATTCCTATGCCTAAAGTAAAAAATCGTAAGTCTGTTTATCAAGGTATGTCTAAATCTGAAATGAAAAAAATATCCATGCCTAAGAAAAAATATGGTGGTAAGCTTTATAAACGTAAAGAAGGTGGACAGGTCATGTCAGGTAATGATCTTGTTTCTTCTTTGTATAATTAAGGAGAATTAAAATGGGACTTAGACTAGTAAGAAGACGCAATAACTTGCCTAAAGATCAAGATGAACTTAATATAAAAGATAACCCTAAAAAGAAAAAAATGAAGAACAAAATGAAGAAAATTAATAAGCGTGGTGGTGGAGACTTTAATATTAAAATGAAAATTCCTAAAGACATGGTTAATCAAGGTGTAATGTATGGTTACAAAAAAGGTGGGCAGATTTAATGTCTGTTATAAGAAAAAGTACTGGTAAAGGTATGAAGGGTCATACCATTGGTAAAGGACATAAACGTCCTACTAGGTCTGGAGCAGGTATGACTGCTAAAGGTGTGGCTAAATATCGTAGAGAGAATCCTGGAAGTAAACTAAAGACTGCTGTAACTGAAAAAAGTCCTACAGGTAAACGTGCTAAGAGACGCGCAAGTTATTGCGCTAGATCAGCAGGACAAATGAAGAAGTTTCCAAAAGCAGCTAAGAATCCTAATTCAAGACTTAGACAAGCACGTAAAAGATGGAAATGTTAAGATGGCAAAACTTTGTCCTAAAGGTAAAGCTGCTGCAAAGCGTAAGTTTGATGTATATCCATCAGCATATGCTAACATGTATGCATCTGCCGTATGCTCTGGTAAAGTAAAACCAGGAGGAAAAAAGAAAGCTAAAGCTAAAAAAGGTGGTGGACTTAGAAAGTGGGTAGATGAGAAGTGGGTTGATATAGGAGCGCCTAAGAAAGATGGTAAGTATCAACCATGTGGACGTAAATCTACAAAGGGAAGTAAAAGAAAATATCCTAAATGTGTACCACTGGCTAAAGCTAAGAGTATGAGTTCATCTCAAAAAAGTTCAGCAGTTAAACGTAAACGATCTAAAGCTCAAGGCGTAGGTGGTAAACCTACTATGGTAAAAACTTTTGCTAAACGTGGTGGTCAAGTACTTGTAGCTTCTTGTTATGATGCATAGGAAAATATAATGGCAACTAGTGGTACATTTAATTTTAACCTTGATATAGATGAGGTTATACAAGAAGCAACAGAAATGATTGGGGGAGAAAATACCCTTGGTCATGAACCTGCTTCTGCTCGTCGTTCTATTAATCTAATGTTGACTGATTGGCAGAACAGAGGTGTTCTTCTATGGTCTACTGAAGTAACAGCAGTTACAGTAGCTGCCAGCGTTACTTCATATGCTTTAAGTAATTCTACTATTGATGCTCTAGAAGTAGTTGTTAATAGAGATGATACTGATATTCAATTAACAAGAATTTCTTTTGAAGAATATCTATTAATACCTAATAAAAAACAAACAGGTAGAGCCACTCAATACACTGTTAAAAGAGATAGAGATAATCCAACATTAAGCATCTGGCCTTTACCTGATAATAGTACAGATATATTAAAGATAGAACGCATAAGTGAATTAGAAGATGTTAATAAATCAGCAGGACAGAATGCTGACATGCCTAAAAGATTCTTGCCTTGTCTTACATGTGGTCTAGCTTATTATATGTCAATGAAAAGACCTAACATTGATCCAGCAAAAATTGCAATGCTTAAAGGAAACTATGAAGAATTATTACTTAGAGCAATGGAAGAAGATAAAGAACGTGCAAGTATTTTCTTTAGACCAAAAATTAGGACAGTCTGATGGCAACAGATAGTAAAGCACTAGCTATATGTGATGTATGTGGATTTAGATATCCACACAGAGTAATGAAACTAAATAGTTTTGGTTTATTAGTTTGCCCAGAAGATTATGAAGGTGCTTTTGATTTAAAAAATCATCCCCAAAATAAAATTCCTGATGTAAGGGATGATGTTAAAATAAAAAATCCTAGACCTGATTCAGGAGGTCGTAACCTAGTGTGGAATACAGCTAACTTACTTTGGGATGGTACTCCTAATAACATGAGTGATCAAGTAGTTTCACCAGTATGGAATAGCGCATGAGTGATTTTGATTTAACAGGTAAAAGAATAGCTGATACTTACAAAGGTCTGCTTAAACTTGCTGTAAGTGGCAATGGTGCTGTATCTTCTTCTCTCACACAGGTTGAGGGAGGTGATGGTACTAACACTGCTTTACTTGTAGCCACTGATTCTATTAGAATAGGAGGTGCTTTTGCAGTATCTTCTAATGCTTCTGTAGGAGGCTCTTTAAAAGTTAATGGAGATGTATGTGCAAGTTCTTATTTTGGAAGTGGTAGACATCTGACCAGTATTGTAGCAACAGGAGATACTTCTGTAAGTTCTCTTATCGTTGCAAACACTGCTACAATTGGAGGAACTCTTTCTGTAGGTGGTGCAGTTAATCTTTTAAGTACTGCCACTGTTAGTGGAGCAGCAGGATTTCTTGGTACAGTCAGAGTAAGTGGTAATACTACACTAGGAGGTACTCTTGATATTGCAGGTAATACCTCTGTAGGAGGAACTCTTATAACAACTGGAGCAGCTACATTTGATGATGACGTATCTGTAAGCGGTAATGTAAATATAGGAGGTACAGCAACTGTTGCAGGAGCAGCTTCAATAGGAGGGGCTGTATCTATTGGAGGTGCAGTTAATCTTTTAAGCACTGCAACTGTTTCAGGTGCAGCAGGATTCTTAGGGTCTGTTAGAGTTAGTGGTGCTACCTCGCTTGAAGGGGCTACAGTCTTAGGATCAACTGTTACTGTAGCAGGAGCAGGACATTTTAAAGATGATGTATCTGTAAGTGGTAATGTTAATATTGGAGGTACAGTTACAATAGCAGGTGGTAATCTTCAAGCCACTAATGCTAAAGTTTGTGCAAGTGCTTTCTTTGGAGATGGCTCTAACTTAACAGGAATTACAGCCCCAGTTGAAGGAAATGTTTCAGTTACTAATCTTCTTGTAGGAGGTACAGCCACAGTATCAGGTGATGCTACATTTAAAACTAATGTATCTGTAAGTGGTAATTTAGTAGTAGGAGGTACTACAACAATAGTAGGTGCAGCATCTATAGGAGGTGCAGTATCAATTGGTGGTGCAGTTAATCTTCTCAGTACAGCCACAGTATCAGGTGCAGCAGGATTCTTAGGAACTGTAAGAGTCAGTGGTAACACAACAGTTGGTGGTACGCTAGATGTTGCAGGTAACACTTCAATTGGTGGTACGTTTATGTCTACAGGTGCTGCTACCTTTGATGACGATGTATCTGTATCAGGTAATATTGTTATTGGTGGAACAGCAACAGTAGCTGGAGACATAAATCTTTCAGGTAATATTTATATTGGTGGAACAGCAACAGTAGTTGGTGCAGCTTCAATAGGAGGTGCAGTATCTATAGGAGGTGCTGTAAATCTTTTAAGCACTGCTACAGTTAGTGGTGCAGCAGGATTCTTGGGAACAGTACGTGTAAGTGGTAATACAACTGTTGGAGGCACGTTAGATGTAGCTGGTAATACTTCGATAGGAGGTACGTTCTTGGCAACAGGTGCTGCAACATTTGATGATGATGCTTCAGTATCAGGTAATTTACATGTAGGAGGTACAGCCACGATTGGTGGGGCAGCACAGATTACAGGTAATGTAAGTCTGGGTGGTCAATTGTTCTTGGCTAAGTCAGGAGCAGCAGCTATATCAGCAACAGCTATTAATGGTATAACTTCTGTATCCTTAAACTTCTCTAATGCTCAAAACTTTCTTACCACAGTTACAGCAGCACATACCCTGGCTAGACCTACTAATGCTACCAAAGGACAAACAGGAAGCATTTTCTTAGTTCAGTCAGGAGGTAGTGGCACACTAGCTTATAACACTTGTTGGAAATTTATAGGAGCAAGCGTACCAACTCTAGATGTAAGTAATGGTGCAGTGGGTAGACTAGATTATATTGTAGTATCTGTCTCTAGTGATAATACTGGAGAAAACATTCATGCAATTTTAACCAACGCATATGGAAATAGTTAGACATGGTATTTTCTAATAATTTATTATTTGGTGCGGCAGCAGCAGCTAGTAGTGGTGCTGCACCTTTTGACACAACTTTGATTGGTAACTCTGTTTGGTTAGATGGTTCTGCTGATGGTTTTACCAAACCTGCTTCAGAATTTGATGCCGAAGATGGCAAAGAATTTACTCTAGGCACTTGGTTTCAGCTTACAGAATTTGGGGTTGCTGGCGCATTATTTTGTGCTGGAAATGGAAGCGGCACTTACACATCACTACGTCATGCCGCAGATAATAAAATTTACCTACAGACTGAAGCTGGTTCCCATATTTTAAAAACGACCGCTGTGTTTAGAGATGTAGCTTGGTATCACATTTTAGTTTCTGTTGATACAACTCAAGCCGCAAACACAAGCAGAGTAAGAATGTTTATCAATGGAGTAGAGACAGAACTTACAGGAACATACCCTGCTCTAAATCATGCTTATGATTTTAATTTAGCCAATGTCCATGAGGTTGGTGATAGCTATGAGAATGGTGCTTTTGAAGGCTATTTGGCGCAGTCGTTTATGATAGGCACCAAGTCAATTCAACAGAGTGACTTTGCCATAACAGATTTTCTAGATTCATTTACATTTGGAACTAATGGTTCTCAGTATGTCCCTAAAAAAAATTCAGATATTGTAACTTTAACAGCAGCAGGAAGTGATAATTCTTTTTTACTAGACTATGCTAATAGCTCTGATCTTGGAAATGATACTAGTGGATATAATAATGACTTCACAGCTACCAGTATGACAGCGGCTAATCAAACAGGGAGCAGTCCTTCAAGTGCATTTGCTACTTGGAACCCACTAAGAGTTAATACACAGACTCAAACATTTGCAGAGGGTAACCTTAGATTCTCCTCTACTCAAACAAGCACTAATCCAGCAGCAACAGGAAACTATGGAGTTTCTTCTGGTAAGTTTTACTGGGAAGTTTTTGTAGTAGCACAGGGCAACACCAGTAATATGCTAGGCATTTGTGATGTACAGGCAGGTCTTGAAGATGATACTAATGCTCTTTATGCAAGTGCTCTAATGTACAGCTATGAATTTGCAGGTACAAAAAGAAATAACAATAGTAGTGCTTCTTATGGAGACGCTATTGCCACTAACGATATTGTTGGTATCGCTTTGGATATGGATAATGGAGGTGTTTACTTTTCAAAGAATGGAACTTTCCAAGCGAGTGGCGATCCTACCAGTGGTTCTTCGCTGACCAATGCAGCGTTTACAGGGTTAAACAGTGCTGGTTCTGGAGTGTTCCAACCTTATTACCTAGCTTATTCTAGTGGTGATGGGGTGGCTAACTTTGGTCAGAGTCCTACGTTTAATGGACAGACAACAGCAGGTGGTAACACCGATGCAAATGGGAGAGGTAATTTTAAATATTCTGTTCCCAGTGGGTATAAAGCTTTAACAAGTGCTAACCTATCTGCACCAGACTATCAAGGAATAGATAGCTTTTCCCCCATACTCTATGAAGGTAATGGAGAGGGTCAAAGAGTAGGAGACTTTGTACCATTTACTGATTCTTATACTATTAATAACTCTGCTATGTTTAATGAAGCAGATGAAAGATCATTTAGACGTACACCTTCGTCAGCAGGTAATCAAAAGACTTGGACATTTTCTACATGGATGAAAAGAACACAAGCTAATGCTGATTATTCTTTGTTAAACGTAACAAATAGCAAAGAAGTTCAAATTCTTTTACACAATAGTCCTACTGGTTCTATACAGGTATTCTTTTATAATGGCTCTGCAACCGATGCAGATATAGTTACTGCTGGTGGTTTTGAAGATATGTCAAATTGGCATAACATAGTAGTAGCTGTTGATACTAGATCAAATGGGAATGGTGGTCCTGCTTCTGCTAATGATAGAATTATAATTTATGTAGATGGAGTAAGACAAACTCTTAGCACTTCTGATAACCCATCAGATGATTATGATACTCTTTTAAATACAGCAACAGAGCATACAATAGGACAAAAACCAAATGGAGCAGATGATCTTCAAGGTTACTTAGCAGATACTGTTCTTATAGATGGTTCTCAACTAACAGCTTCAAGTTTTGGTCAAGTAGATACTAGTACAAATAGGTGGGTGCCTAAAGATGTAAGTGGTTTAACTTTTGGTACGAATGGTTTTTATCTTAAATACGAAAATAGTCCTACAAACATAGCAGCAAGTGAGACAGGTCTAAAATCAGATGACCTAGATGTAGGTGCAGTTTCTTTATTAACAGATGGTACTCAGTACGGTTCTTGGAATGCAGGTTCTAACCTTGTATATCAAAATGCTAATTCTACTACTAAATCATGGTGGGGAGTAGATTTTGGAAGTGGCGTTACCAAAACAATTAAATCTGCTACACTTTTTGGAAATCAAACAGGAGATGGTTCTTCTGCTGGATTTACCTCTGTCTCTGGTGCAGTGACATGGACACTTTTTGGAAGCAACTCTGCTCAAGCAACAAGTGATAATGATCTTTCTTCCTTAACAAGTTTAGGTACAGCCTCTGTTGCAGATGGCATTACTAAAGGAGCAGCAGTCACCATAGATGCTAGTAGTAACACTACAGCATTTAGGTATTTCTATGTTCAAATGAATACCACTGCAAGTCTTCGTAGATTGTTAGGAGAAATACAGCTTTATGAAACAGCAGGTGGTGGAATAACTAATGATAGTTCTGGTCAAAATAATGATCTAGTAGCTGCTGGTGCTTGGACATCATCAGATCAGTTTATAGACACACCTACTAAAAACTTTGATAATCTTGGTGGTGCTTCTAGTGGTAGTCCTACTATTTCAGAAGGCAATACTCTAGCTACAATTGCTGCTGGTGGTAAACAGATAAGATCAAACTTTAATTTAAGTTCTGGTAAGTGGTATGTAGAGGTTGATGTTCAAGCAACAAATAATTCTGCATCTATGGGTCTTGTTCCTTCAAGGAGTGCTACATGGGCAAATGGACCAGGGAGAGATGCAAATGGTGGTATAAGTTACGAAACAGATGGAGATGTATATTCTGACAATGTCCAAGATGCTACAGCAGAAGCATCCTTTGCTGCTGGTGATGTTATTCAAATGGCAATTGATATGAATGTTAAGAAAGTATGGTTTGGAAAAAACAATACTTTTGGTGGTAATCCTTCTGCTGGCACTGGAGGATATTCCTTACCAGCAAGTATTCTATCAGATGGTGCTGCTTTAATTACATTAGGTGGTTATAGTGGTAGTCAAGCAGCTACCATGCAAATTAACTATGGTCAGTTTCTTGTTTTTGATGGTGGTTCAACCACAAATGGATTTAAGTATACACCACCAACTGATTTTAATGCAGTAAACCAAGACAACCTAGACGATACTGAAGATAAACTTACAGCTTGGGCATGGATCAAGAATAGAGATGCCACTGACAACCACATGCTTTTTGATAAAGTCAGAGGTGTAGGTAATGATCTGCATTCTAATGATACAACAGTAGAAGTATTTAATGCTAATACAGTTCAAAGATTTTTTCAAAGAGGTGTGCAAGTTGGTAGTGATGTAGAGGTAAACACTGCTAATGAATCATATGTTCTATGGCAGTGGGCAAACGATGGTACAAGAACAGCAAACACTGCTGGTGCAAAAAACATTTTTGAAACAGTGAGTACTCCAGGTCATTTTGCAATCTTCGATTGGGATGGAAATAGTACTGCTGGTGCCTTCCAACATTCTATGGGAGGGGCAATTGAAATGATCATAGTTAAACGCCGCAATGTTGGAGCTTGGAATTGGTACGTCTGGCATAAAGCTATTCCAGACACCAAAGCATATTTACTAGATACAAATGATTCTGGACATACAAGCACTTACTGGAATGATGTAGCAGTTAATGCTGCCAATCAATTTACTCTAGGTGCTACTGAAGGTATTAATAAAACTGGTGATGAAATTATCAGTTATGCGTTTCGATCAGTTCCTGGTGTATGCAAGGTAGGAAGTTATACAGGAAATGGTGATAATGATGGTCCTTATATTTCAGTAGGATTTTTGCCCAGATACATTCTAGTTAGAAGTACATCAGGAACTCGAAATTGGAACATTTTAGATACAGTTAGAAATCCACTTAATATTGCTAGTCCTTCTGTACTTTTAGCAAATACAACTGCTGCTGATACGGCTGGACAAGTAGGAGCATTTGATATTTTATCTGATGGCTTTAAGCCTAGAGATACTGCATTAAATACTAATGGTAGCGGTGAGACATATCTTTACATGGCTATGGCAGATATAGGTGGTAATGGGACACTACCTCCTGTGTATGGCAGATAATTAAAGGAGAACTAAGACTATGTGGGCAAGAATTATGGGCAGTCAGTTGGTAGAGATTATCAACACTCCTAAAGCAATGACAATTAATAATGTCCAATATTCAAAAGCTATCTTTACGTCTGCTTGGACAGATGAGGAACGTAAATCATTAGGTATTGTACCTTATGTATACGAAGGTAGTGGCAGAGAAAATATGTTTTATACTTCTTCTGAGTCTTCTCCTGCGGTACAGGCAGACAAGGTTGTTGTCACCAAATCACAAACTCCTAGAGATGTTGATGCTATCAAGAATACAATGAAGAACCATGTATCTTCTGTTCTTCAAAGTACCTTGGCACAAACTGATTGGATTGTGATCAGAGAACAAGACAACGGCACTGCCAAGCCAGCAGACCTTGCCAAGTGGCGTACAGACCTAAGAGCAAAAGCTGCTGCTCTAGAGACTGCCATAGATGCAAAGTCAGATGTTGCGAGTCTTGAAGCAATGACAGTCTTTACAGAAGCAATGAAAGATGCAGGTAAGAAAGCCTCAGAGTTTGACGAATGGCCTAGAAATCCTAGAGAAAGTTCATAGTCAGATGCTTGCCAAACTACTTCTTATTGCTTGTTTTACCTTACTACCCACTTGTATATCAGCACAAGAAACATGGGGGAAAGGAGATAAAGTAGCTGCCTTTTTTATCTGTAAAGAAGAAAAAGATATAATGGAAATAGCTCTGGCAGATTCTAAAAGTAAAGATGCTATTACAAGTAAAATTATAGAGAAAAGAATTTCTCAAGGTTGTATTGGTTTAAGACCTTCTGTTTTATTTATAGTTGATGAAGTTATAGCAAGTTATATAGATCATACTAAAGCTGATTCTTGTATACTAAAAATAAAAACTCCTAATAAGATGCTTGTAGGTTATATTATAGCAACAGGATTACCAGAAAAGAATAAGGGAATTTAAATAATGGCAAGTACATTTACAACTAATATACGATTAAACAAGCAAGGGGATGGTGATAATCCTAATTCTTGGGGCGATGTATTAAACAATGGTGTCATTAGTTTAACTGATCAGGCTATTGCAGGTATCACTACTATTGATGTAGGAGCAACAACTTCTGTTACTTTGACTAGTAATAATGGAGCAGGAGATCAAGCTAGGTCTGCTATTCTACATATTAAAGGAACAGTAGGTGGAACTCATAATACCATCTCTCTGGTTATTCCAGGTAATACCAAACATTATTTAATTAACAATGCAGTATCTGCCAATACAACTGCAAGCGATATTATTAAAATTAAAACTGCTGGTGGAGATGGGTATGATGTTCCTCTTGGAGGAATAGGATGGGTTTATTGTGATGCAACTTCTGTCCTTCCTACCAACACTAAAGGATTTAATTTAGGAACAGCAGCTAGTGCAGACATAGGTGTATGTGCCACAAATGTTCCTGATACTTCTCTTGCTGATATAAGGTATCTTAGAACCTCTGTGACAGTCAATACAACGCTTCTAGGAACCAAGACTATACGCGATGGTCAATTCATTATTAGCACCTCTGCAAGGGCTGTAAACCCAATTACAACTTTGACTGATGCAACTTCTATTGCTGTTGATTTTTTAACAGGTAATAATTTTCTTGTGACTCTTGCAGATAATAGAACTCTTGCTGCTCCTTCTAATGCTACAGCAGGTCAAACAGGTTTGATCTATGTAATACAAGATAGTACAGGAAATAGAACTTTGGGTTATAATACAGTATATAAATTTGTAAGTGGATCAGTTCCTGTTCTTACTACTACAGCAGCAGCAGTAGATATGTTAATATACAGTGCTAGAAGTGCTACCACAATTGATGCTGTAATGCTTCATGATTTTAAGAGATAAACCATGACAGGTAAATTAATTAAACTTGATTTTCCAGCAGGTATATTTAAAGAGTCTACTGAATATGCTGAAGAAGGAAAGTGGTTTAATGCAGATAGAGTTCGTTTTCGTGATGGAAAGCCTGAATGTCTTAGAGGGTATGAGCCTAAGATAGACGATACCTTTGATGGTAATGCCAGAGACTTATTGACATGGGTTGATAATAGTCAGACAAAACGAGCAATGTTTGGAACTGATAAAAAGTTATTTGAGTTTCATGGAGATACTTTATTTGATGTAACACCTTTAGCTTCTGCTGTTACTCTAAGTAATTGTTTTGGTACATCAGCAGGGTCAACCAGAGTATGTGTATCTGATAATGCAAGCAATGCTGTAGTAGGTAACTTTGTAAACTTTACTTCAGCAAGCACAAACCTTGGTGGTAATATTAATTTAACAGGTAATACCTATGCTATTAACTCTGTTGTAAATACTAATGTTTATACTATTAGTGTAACAGATGCAGCAGATGCTACTAGTACTCAAGCAGGTAATGCTACTCTGAATTATTTAATTTCTACAGGTACATCGACTGCTGTTGAAGGTCTGGGATATAGTGCTGCAAAGTATCAAGCAACTGTTTGTGCTTCTCAAACAAGAGCCTGGAACCAACCAGCATCAGCAGGATCATCAGGATTGGTTACACAAATTACGCAATGGAGTCTTGATAATTATGGTGAAGATATAGTTGCCAATAGAAGAAAAGGACCTATATTCTTTTTTGATACAGATGCTTCTACTTCTCCCATGCGTCTAACCACAGTAACAAATTCTCCTGCTACTGTTGATTCTGTTTTAGTATCTCCTAACGATAGGCACATTGTAGCCATGGGTTCTAATGATCTGGCAGGTAACTATAATCCTATGTTAGTCAGATGGTGTGATACCAATAGAAGAGATAACTGGACTCCATCTGTTAGTTCTAATGCAGGGGATAATCTCTTAACAGATGGTACAAGAATTGTAGGTGGGGTCAGGTCAAGACAGGCTATTAATATCTGGACAGATAATGCTCTGTGGGCTATGAGTTTTGTTGGTCCTCCTTTTGTATTTAAGTTTCAACAACTTGGATCAAACTGTGGATTAATTGCACCTCATGCAGCAGTAGATTATAATGGAGCCTCTGTCTGGATGGGGCATGATAACTTTTATATAAACGATGGACAAGTCAGAACTTTGCCTTGCACTGTTAGAAAGCATGTGTTTGATGAATTAAACTTAGATCAAGCAGATAAAATTTACGCAGGAATTAGTTCTGAGTTTAATGAAATTATCTGGTTATATCCTTCTAAGAATACAACAAATAATGATTGTGATAAGTATGTTATTTTTTCACCAGAGGGTAACTACTGGACAATAGGGAGTACCTTGTTTACTACCTTTGCTGATCAGTATGTGTTTGGTAATACTATCACCACAGGAACTACAGTGGGTGGGAGTAATCTATATGACAATGAGCCTGTAGGCTTTAATTTACAGACAGGTTCAGGAGAAGCATTAACATCCTTTATTGAGTCAGCAGACTTTGATATTGAGGATGGTAATCAACTAATGTTTTTAAACA